TCCCAAGGCAAACCAACATTGAAGGTGAATACCGGAGATGACTCTTGAAGAAAAGAAGGATAGACTACGCAAAAGACTTGGATTACCTGACGGTTATCCTGTCTTCACCCCTGAAGAGTACGAAGCTAATAGACAAGCCAAGCAGACAACTGCTGTAGGTGCGGCCTTTGAGGCAGCAAAAGATGAGGCTGTTTCCGGCCTTGGTGGCGCATTTGGTTTTAAAGCCGCTGCGAAAACCATAGGGAAGCTACCGCTTCCCGGTGTAGCTGGTAAGGTTATTAAAGGTGTTGGCATATTTGGTACTGCGATTGGTAGTGCAATAGCTACCCACAAAGTGCAGGACGAAGTTCTTGAGGCCGTCAGGGATGAGGACACGAATCAAGCCGACAAACTTCTCTCACAAGAACTCCGCAAAGAACATCCAATTGCATTCACAACTGGTGAGGTTGTTGGTGGATCATTAGGTGGTGGTATTGGGCCATCAACAAGGAACCTTAAAGGCTTGGGTGAGATCGTAAGGACGGGCGCTGGGTGGCGTGGTAAGGCTAACAAAGAGCTTGTTTCCCACACACTACAAGAAGCTGGCGTTGGTGCGGGCGTTGGCACGGCACTTGAAGGTGCGCGTCAGTATTCTGAGGGAGACTTTAAACCCGGCGCACTGATAACAACAGGCATCGGTGGTGCGTTGTTTACCAAGCCAGTTTTGCATGGCAAGAAATTGATGGGTACACCTGTTGTGCCGCACAGCGAAGCACAACTTGGCGAGCAGACACGCGATCTCAGCTTTGTTAAGGTAACACAACCGAAGGTAAGTCCTGAAGCACAGTTTTCTGCTGAAAACATCCCCCCAACTGTTGAGCCTATAAGCGCCCAAGAAGTTGTCTTTCTAAATGATCCTAGGTTATCGGATGTGCAACGGGCTGCACGAATTGATGATTACCAGAAAGTGTATATGAGCAAGAAGGCTGGTGATGATGCCGCCAAGAAGCCCACCAAAGATTCTGCCAAGAAGAGTTCCAAGGAAGAAGGTAGTGATCTCCTAAAGAAAAAGGATGTCTCAGCCAAGCCATCAGGTCTGGATGACTCACAGATAGATGAGGCACTTGCAAAAAAGTTTGGTGATAAAGTCAAGGCGAGTGTTAATCGAGCAGTTGCAAATGCCTCAGATAAGCAATTGAATAAGACTGAGCGCATGGCTCAACAGGGTGCTGCCCATAAGTACGCTGGTGAGATCAAGAAGACTCCAGAAGAACTCCGCATAAAACTTGAAGAAGAAATCACCAAGAAGCTTGGCCCTGAACCTTGGTTGACCGTCAAAAATCTGATGGCTCAACGTAACGTTGGAATTAGATTAGCGGTGGATGACCTTGTAGATCAAGCTGGTCGCACAATTTATGGCTTCACACCAAGAGGTAGCCGCGACATTGTGCTAACTCCAGCCATGCTGGAGGAAACCCCGTTCCATGAAGTCGCTCATGTGTGGGTGAGTGATATGCTTGGCTCGATCAGCCGTGATGCCAAGAACTACGGTGAACCAACTGCTGACGCTAAAGCCATGAAAGGGTGGCTTAAAGAGTTGTATGATGTAGATAAGGATTCAACCGTTAAAAGCAGGGACGATGCGTTGGAGAAGTTTGCAGAGGAGACAGGAGAACGATTAAAGAATAGAATATTGAACTTGCCTAAAGGTAAGTTTGCTAAAATGCGCCGTTGGTTTTCTGATATTCAGCGTGGCCAACGTATGGCAGGGAAGACCAAGAACACGGATGACATCTTGGATTTCATGGCGCAACGCATTGAGATTGATCGGAACCCGCTTGCAGACACCGACTTAATGGCAAGGCAAGGTCAAAGCCTTGCAAGTTTTGTAAACTCGTCGAAGGTTTTTGACACGCAGTTGGGTGATCCATCGGAGAGTCACAAGGCGACAACCACAATTGACGGTGTTAAGTATGAGTCAGTTGCGAATGCTTACGCCGTCCCAACAGAGATTGCCAAACTCTTTAACATTCCCGATATGCCGAAAGGCTTCGCCAAGAAGTATGCGGCTGAGTTGAACAAGCTGAAGGCATCCATCATGGGAGGAACTGAATATACTCCCAGCCTAGATTATGTTCAGTCGTTTAGCTTGGCAGAAGTTGATGATTATCCAGCGGCTTACAAGAGCATGATGCAGGGTTTGCAGAAGCGTAACACAGGTGCGCTCAAACAAATCTTCAAGATGTTTGAAGATGACGCAATCGACATTACCTTGGAGACAAGCCAGCCCGATATGTACAGGGGATTGTATGATGAGACCGAGATCAAGATTAACATTCCCACAATAGATGATAATTTTGATATGGTCTTGGCTCAACAGTTGGTCAAGCGACACTTGAGGGATAATCAAGATGTCTTGAAAGACCTCACAGGTGTCTGGCAGCGGTTGACGTTTGGTGATGGTTGGTTCCAAAGCTACGAGCCTGAGCTTGTCACAAGATTTCTGAAGTTCGCATCTCAGCATGATATGCCTGAGGAGTTCGCTTCGGTTGTTGCACGTTACAACGAAGACCTTGGTGTGGATGGAATTCAGTTTGGTTATCGTGGTCAGTCAGAATCCATGCGTAATAACTATGCGACGTATCACGACAAGATGTTGAACCAAGGCAACTCATTGCATTTCGCAATGAAAAACTTGCCCGATGATGTACGCAAAGCTTTTGCCCAGACGATGTTGAACAAGTCTAGTATGTGGAATGATGCTGACACATTCCTCGCAGACTTCGATGCCATGATGAATACATTTGGCATAAGTGGTTCGCACGCTCGCAAACAATTTAACAGGTTAAGCCAATCGCCAAGGCACGTTATGGATGGCTTAACGAGCAAGGAAGCCTTTGCATCGCTCGATAGCTTTAACAGGCTGTGGCCGCGTGTTGATGCAGCCCCCCATGTTAGTCCCATAGATCGTGGTGGTAAATTTTTAGAAGACTTGTGGTCAAAAGATGTTATTCCGTTTGAGCAGTCCAAGTTCACAACGATGCCAGCATTGGATGCCGTAACCAGTTTGTCTGAGGAGGCTGTTGGCATTAAGGGTTTGCGAGATATTTTTGAGCGAGTTGTTACGCCGCCAATACCACCAAGGCGCGTTGACTATCATATGGCAGACAAGGCGACAGGGAAGGGTGAGTCTCCCGTCATAGGTATGGTCGAGAATATGCTCAAGAATGAGAAGCTGGATGCTGACTCAATAGACCTTGAAGGCCATATTTCGCGGAAGAAAACCTTGGATGTAGAACGCGCCAAGAGATATGCAACTTTACCAGACTTCAACGTTAGAGAACCGAAGACTTGGAAACCATTCCAGACAGCGTTGCGCGGAGTGCGTCCAGTTATTGATAGGATCAGAGAGATTGGTCTTACGCCAGCAGCAAAGAAGCTGGCAAGTGATGTTGCAGATGTATTTAGCGCAACGCTCAAGGATGAGACGCTGTTGAATGGTCAATTTCTGGAGAAGCTACAGCTAATCCACAGCGAAGTTAAGATGTCACCAACTGAGCTTGATGACCTTGGCGACTTCCAGTTGCAACGTTGGCACAAGAAGCTTGGGTTGCGTGAGAAGTATGATGAAGATCTCTTTCAAAGATACACAGAGAATCCGCGAATGCGTTACTATGATCGTGCGATTCAGAATATCATGCGCGACACACGCCAGTATCAGAATGATATTGGAATGATGGTGGAATCATATCGGGACGGTAAGCCAATGCTTTCTCCCGGCAAGTACACGCAGGAATACACGCCAGAGATCATCACACAAGAGGTTCGTACTGTGATGATGAAGCGCGTGACTGCGAGTCCCGAATACCAGAAGCTACAGAAAGAAGCTGTTGACTACTGGACAGGACTTGCCAAACGCTTCGACGAGAAGCTGGGTTCTGATGATCTTGATACAACGTTGAGTATTGGTGAGGACGGCACAGAACTTATAGGCGGCGGTGAAAGTGATGCCGATAAGTTGCGAATAAAGTTTGAGCAGTTGTTTGATAAGCTCTCGCTGAGCTTTCAAGGTAAAGAGAAGAAGCTTGGCGCACACAAGTTCAAGGCGCTGCGTGTTGCCACAGGTAAGTACGGGCTACCCCCACATTGGGTTGAGCGTAATGCACTTCAACGATTGACTCGCTACGTTGTTCGCTTCTCGAAAGACGCAGCCTACTTCAAGAACGTTGAAGCTAATCCTGAGATTCGTAAAACTCTGGGCATACCCGATCAAGCCGGTAACTACAGCGATCTCGATATTGAAGGTCTTGAGAAAGGCGGGCCATTCAACTTGAAGAACGTTGTGGATGGCAAGATAGTTGACGCAAGCAAGAAGGGTTATAACAAAGATACGCAAGCGTCGCATGAAGTGCTTGATGATTTCATGCAAGGGTTTGTCGGTTACTATGAGGGCTGGGATATATGGACGCGCACATTCAATCGGATGGTCACATCAAGTTGGCTGGGGTTTGGTGCGGGTATGCGCGATCTTGTATCCTCTTATATGTTTGCGTTGCCTTATATGCGAACACAGGACTTGCCAATCTTGGCAACACACCTACGGGGTTGGAGTAATGCTTGGGTTAAAAGCTTTGAGCTGGGGGTGAACAAGACTTCGCTGAACAATCTTGAGTGGCGGCAGTCAGGTGCGAGTGAGGTCACAGATCAGATAAACAAGGTTGCTGATGTCCTGCTAAAGGTCGGTGGTCGTAACACGCTGGAGCAAGTTACACGAACCTTACAGTTTGCCTTTGGTCGCCAACTCACTTTGCAAGCATTGCGCCTTCGGCCAATTGAATCTATTGGTATTCCAGATTGGACAGCCAACAGGCTTCTCAAGGCCGTCGATCAGCAGATGGGTGGCGGTGCAAACTTTGAGGGGAAACGCAAGAGCCTATATGATTATGTAGGTGAGCCAGCACACAAGATTCCAGATGAATTCTTGGATCAAGCGGCGGCTGCTTGGGTTGAGATGAATCAAGGGACTTACGATGTTCGTGGTCTGCCGAAGTTCACGCAACGTGGTGTTCCAAGTATGTTCACATCACTTGCACGTTGGTCGATAGAGAAGTCTGACAGGATGGTGAAGGATGTGCTGTTACCACTTACGACACAAGGCGATCCGTTGCCGTTGGTTAAGGCAACCTTTGGTGCGGTTCTGGGTGGTCAGGCAATTGTCTATTTGAGTGAGGAGATTGCGAATAAAATGCAAAGCGATCCCAAGTTGATTGAGGCTATCCAAATGGAGAACCCCAAGGAAGCTGCGCAAGCTGTCATGTCATCAGTGGCCTTTGCCGGTTACTTTGGGATACAGTCATCAATCGTACATGATCTTGTGAGGGCCACACGTTATGGTGTGCTTGAAGGGATTCCCGGTGGCCTGACATTCCCCGCAGCAAATGCTGCGTTCACAATGGCCAAGGATTTCTTTCATGTAGTTAGTTCAGGTGAAGCTGCCGGTGATAATTGGTGGGATACTTGGATGACCTTTGTACACAACTCTTTTAATGGTCTTAATCAGACCATGCGATATGCCACTCAGCATATTATGCTGTCTGAGGAGATGTCAGACTTCAATGCAAGATCGCAACTTAGGAAGTTTACGAGGCTTGAAGAGGGAGAGGTTCAACCGGGAGTCCCGTCTGGCTTGAGCAATCCCTACACTTGGCCAGATCGACGGGCTTTTCAACGGGCGAACACAATGGCTGAAGCCCAACAACTCTTACCCGCAGCGTTGGACGAGGCTGCAAGGAAGGCTATGCGGCAACACCCCAACAATCCTGTTGAGCAGAACAAGGCTTTTCAAAATAACTGGAGACAGTTGTACAACCTTGATTGGCACGTCACACCAGCGTTACCCGACAAGAGAGACCCTGAGAGTCACCTGAAGCGGATGCGTTACTTGGGTTTGGAAGGGCCGAAGGAAGTTCACAGGGGCAAGGGTGACTTGACGAAGACACTAGGCAAGAAGCTGACGGGTGGTATGCAGCGGGGAACAATCATTTCCAAACGAGAAGCGAAGCGACTGATGGAGGCTGAGAAGGCTGCGTTTAGTCTGAAGGAGCCGAAGAGGAATCTGGTACTTCGCGCAGTTAGGAATAAAGGTCGAGCCTACTAGAGTGCATAATGGCGATCAATGGGAGAAATCAAAAAACTCCTGCGACATCTTACTAGCCGCTATGTACCATTATGCTAGGTAGGAACACAAAACCTACCTAAAAACTCATAGTATTGTAGACATCATCAACAAGAGCCTTATACCAACCATTGTTGTTCTCTACTTGGTCTGTTGTGACCAAGAACTCAAGTACTTGGTCTAGCTCTTGTTTACTGATTTCAGAGACAAAATTCAACCACAATTTTTTGTAGCGAACTCCGACATCTGACTCGATTATAAACCGCAGGATATGCTTTGTAACCTCCCCAATTGGATTTCTGCCGACTGTATTGAAGGCTTCGTGCATCTTGTGTTCTGTGATGGCCAGCAGCTTGGCCGCCCTTTTAATGTCATCAAGGTCGATGATGAGGTTTGTCTTGTCCGCGAAGTGTATGAGCATCGCCGTCTTAAGCAGATGAACATTCTTGCGCCCATAGTAGTTGTCTAGGCGTGGGTCTTTATTCACACGCTTGGATGACATCTCGCCGGACTCATACAGTTGCTTATGCCAAGCCGAGGCTTCAGGTGACAAACGAACTTCACCAGCGACTTCGCGTAGCTTGTACAAGTGATCCACAATATCAGAGCGACACTTAATCTGCTCGTCTGAAAGGCCGGGGAATTGCCTGAAGAACCTTGGCGCATGACCGAAGACAACGATGACTCGTGACGTGAAACCCTGTGAGATTATCTTGTCACTAAAAGCTTCACGAATGAACGATGGTGTCGTGCCGCCAAGTAGTGTGACACACAGGTTTGTAATGTGGTCATCGCCTTGGTGCTTGCTCCTATAGTGATAGGAGCGGGAATCATAGAATTGATTCAACATATTAACCATATCCTCGGAGTTCTTTCGGAAAAGAACGCCAAGCTCTTCAATCATAAAGCAGATTGAATGGTGTGAGCGTTTGCGCTTCGCGTTACCGCCAAGCCTTTTATCAGCCATCTCGAATGTCCTCAAACAATCGTCCCGCATATAGCGCAGTAATGATTCTTGAGTTGTTGTATCTGCTCCATACGGGAACATTGGAACCATCGTATTCTTCTTCTTGTCTGGCTCCATTAGTTTCTCGCTCTTGATTACGTCAGTTACTTGTGAGATCACCCGCGACTTACCAGCAGCGGGAGGCCCAACCAAGAGCGTGAATATGTTGGGATAGATTGCCATTGAATCTGGATACAACCATACCCGCCGCTGCAAGGCGGCACTTATAAGACTATAGAATCCCCAATCAATAAAGAGATCGGGAGACTCTATGTCTTTAAGATAAAATCTCCACTTGTCAGGATTCGTCATCGAGTAGTGCAGATGTAAGGTTATTTACAATTGTGTATTCATCAAACTTTAGTGTGAAAACGTTTCCATTTACCGTGATGACCAACAAATCCTCATAAGAATTGTCATCACCTATTACCTTATCTAATGCCACGCTTATTAGGTTATCATTTTTATTATACGATACTATCGACTTCATTCATTTCCTTCCAGTTATGTCCGACCAACGCTTCTGAACGCATTTGGAATGGTTCACCACGAGGCGAGACGAGTTTACGGTTCATGTGTTTCATTGCCTCACTTGCAACAAATGGGACAATACTCTCAGGGCATTGGAGTAGGACGCTATCGTGATTATTTTGTACTACGTCAACGCCCATATCCATTAGGTCTTGTCGGTTTTGTAGCTCAACAAAGGCTAGGTTAGTGATACAGCCAACAGTTGATTGTGGTACGAAAGCGTAAGCTTCCTTGTACATTGATTCGTCGATAATACCCGTGAAGGTTCGTGGGTAGCCAAAGAGATTCTTTAGCATATTAGTTCTCTTGAGTGTGTTGATGGTTTCGTTATGCCACTGATTGATCTCAGGGAATAACTTGTGATAGGTTGAAAGGAATCGCTTGGCTTCTTTAGCGTCGAGTGCAACTGCGCCACGCGATTTTTGTAGTATGTTGATTCGGAATGTGGGGAACTTCATGCCGTAGTTACTGGCATGACAAACCATCTTGGCCATGAAGTAGTAGCGTCGATCTGCTGACCAATCATCACTAGCCTTGATGACTTTGTTTAGTTCATCCCAACCCTTGATTGACCTGAGTTGTGTGATCGGGGCATCGCAAAACTCATCCACACTTCTCCCAAGCTCGGCGGCCCAGATTTCTGGGAATAGACGCAAGGCAACGAAGACATGGGATTTGATGTTCTCAAGGAACAGGGTTCTAAAGTTTCCCGGCACACAAAGATAACCGACAACCATTGCTTCCGCGCCAGACTGATCGACTTGCACAAGTACTTTGCCTTCATCAGCGATAAAGAGGCGGCGAAGTTTCTTGGGTATGTTCTGTACGTTAGTTCCCCATTTACCAAGGAGACGGCGACTAGCTAGTCTGTAGGTTGTTGTCCCAGCCAAATTGTAAGCAGTTGTCACCCTATCCACCATTGGCTTTGTGTGGAGACCTTCGTATGGAGGAAACTTTAGCTGCCCTGTCTCCTTCGCAACTGAGCGATAACGCAAGATGATGGAGATTGCCGGTAGATTGTGCTTTAGGCGCAACTGAAGCAACGTTTTCTCGTTAGTTAGGTCTCGGTCAGGCTTCTTTAGGCCAAGACCTTCGTAGAGATAAGCCGATACTTGCTTGGGACTGTTGGGATTAAGCTCACGCCCAAGTAGAAGCCCAAGTATCCTGCGAAGCTGGAATTGATAACGCTCGTTGTACATGGTTATCATACGAAGCTCTGGTGTGTCAATGCGAAGTCCTTGTAGCATCGCAGTCAGGTATGGCGTGACCATTGAGTTAACTTGTTCAATAGACTTCTCAGCTCGGAGTGTCTTGGACAGGCTATCAATGGTTGGTTTTATCAGAGCCATAGTCAGCACATCCTTGATGTTATATTCATAGAGTTGCTGAAATTCGCTACTTGTGCGCGGATTAAAGCAGCCCTCGTTCTTGTGGTAGGGCTGATCTGTGTAGAGGGAGATGCAATGGCCCAACGACTTCTCAACCTCAGGGAAAAGCCTGTGATGCGACAGCATTGTGTCAAAGACTTTGGTTGGGGCAGGAATACCATAGCGATAAGCAATTACAAACAGGTCAAACAGAGCGTTGTGAATGATAACCGTATTGTCACGCAATGCAATAGCCAATGCTCGTAGGACTTTGTGGGTATTATCGTAGTAGTAGTGGTTTACTTGAAGCATTGGGACACACCAGCCCTTGTCGGGGCCAAAGGAGAAGCCAAAACAGGTCATCTCAAGGTGCTTATTCGTCTCAATGTCGAAGAACATCTCCTGTCCCTTGGTATTTGTCAGCAGATCAATGATCTCCTGCTCCTTGGGGTAGGTGATTAGATCACCGCTCTCAGGTCTTGGCGGTATCTTGAGGTATTGAGCGGCCTTGGCGACATCACGCAAGAACCAGAATCTCCAGTTGCTACGCTTTGTCTTGCCGTGTCGGACTGTCTCGTACTCCATCTCTGTCTCGTTTGACAGGGGATTGAAGTAGGCTTTGCGATCAATCGCATCCTGTGGTGCAAAGGTTGCAATGTATGTCCTGTTATGCGCAACCCAAGGACATCCACGCTGCTCACCAATAGAGGCGTTCTTGAATGTACCCAAGGATTTTTGCCCAAGCAAAAGGATAACCTTTGTGTCAGGTAAAAACCCCTCGCCAAGGGTGTTAAGCAACCTGATGTCGCAAGCTTGGCGAGGGATTCCCAATGCACCTTGAAAAAGATGACCGGCGTAACCAGAGATAAGTTCGCAATTATCGAACCTACTTTGATTTTCAAGTATTACGGTTAGTCCGCTGTACTTCAGCGTTGGTTTGTGCCGCATTGAGTGCCTGTTCTTTTAGTTTATCACGCATTGTCTTACCATCCTTCTCATCCTTCATATAGTCTTGAAGCATCAAGATTATATCGTGGACTCCAGACATATAACCGTCAGCTAAAGCCTCGGCAGTCTTCTCCATAGTTAAGATGCGCAACCGCTCAAGCGGTTGCGCAGTCTCAGGTTGCTTGTCGCAAACCTCATCAATTATTGATTGTATCTCTTTCATAAAAAAGAAGGCTGGTCACAGGGAGAATGCAAAAAACAACCCCGCACAAAAAACTGGAAACCAGTTTACCCAGCCTTGGTTGATTATTGAACTACGATGTCCATTTCGGGCGCAGCAGATACAAGGGAGCCGATAGAATAGCCGTTGAAGGTGACAGGATCACCTGTCGCAGGGTCAAGCATAGCTTCACCTTCTGCATTCTTCTTGGTTATCTTCTCGGTCTTGATTGTGGCATAAGCAGCCTTGCCTTTGTAAAGGTCTGCATCAGTCTCAACCGTACCCCAAGGATCATTCTCGTCAGAGCAATTGATCTCAGCAGGGAGGTTTAAGGTACGATGCACACGCTTTATGCGTGGGGCAGACTTCTCCATGAACACCAAGTATTCGCGGAATTGCAAACCAGCAATCCGCACAGTTCCCAAGTCAGCATCTTCGATGGACTCAGGTGCAACGATTTCCCATGACAAGACAACCATTGGGTTGCCAGCTTGGGATGTTTTAGACTCCGCATCAGCAACGCGGATTGTGTATGTGTTTGACGGCAAGAACGGTCGAGCGTTCTCAGTCACTTCGTTTAGGTTTATAGTAGGCATATGTTTTTGTTTATCCTTGCTTCGTGCAAGAAATTCTAGGCATAGTATTTTTCTAAGCTTGTGATGACTGTGTTTAGATCGTTGGGTATGTAGAGGTCTTTGAACAAACCAAGCGGAGTCTTTGCGGAGGTTATTCCATCAGAATTTGTTTGGAAACAGTATTCGATGTTGTCCTTCTCACGCCTGACTTCGGTGAACAAGACAAGGAGTAGCTCCTTCTCAATGCACCCCTCATGAACTTTACCCTGCACCTTAATGCGGCGCGTGTTATATTCGCCGCCAGTTGGTTGCATGATCTTAACAATCTCGTCGATGGCCGTGATAACGACTGTGGCCTTCTCATTCTTGAGGCTCTCCAATGTTTTGCGGATAGCCTTGTTGTAGTACGACCACACATCGTAGCCCTTGTACATTTTCTGAGCTGTCTCAATGAGAATCTCACAATACTTTGTGAAGGACTCAATGACAACAATCTCAGCATTCTGCAAGGCAGTAGCAATCGCCTTGTCAATGTCAGGCAGCGTGTTGGCTGTGATGATTTGGAAGTTTTTAGCTTCCCTAAACGGTAAACCTTTCCGCTCAAGATCAATGATGATTGTCTTGTCAATGGGAAGATTCCGCAACGATGTTGACTTACCAGAACCGCTGGAGCCAACTATTCCTATTAGTGGTTTATTCATTTTTCAGTTTCTCCTTCAATACCGTAAGGTAATGAAATTGGTCAATAGTCTCCTCGATGGCAGCGTCAATGAGTTGTGTGGCGGTCATGCGCCACATTCCTTTGTCGCCTTTTGGGTTGTGTTCAAGTGAACCAACATCGAATTTCTTGGGTGCTTCGCGCACAAAGTTTGCGAGAGCGAGTCGTTTAATTTCTGGATCGGTCATGTTTGGAATTTCAGGGGATCGTATAGTTTAGTGTAGTAGTCGTTGTCAATGACGGCTTCAAAGTGTTCACCGGCATTGCAGATGTTTGTGAACCGGCACATACCAAACTTTGTCTCACAACAATTGAAGTTGGGAAGGAATGGGATGCTGTCGGTAAGTAGTCCTTTCTCAAGTTGATCGGTGAAGTTTATGACGGTGTTGGTCAAGTGTTCCTCAAACTTCTCCATTCTGTCAGGAGAGAAGTCGAGGATTGCACTTCGTTGGAACTTGTTCTTACCCGTCCGCGACAAGAAGATGCCGTTAATGATGGCTTGATAGTTGCGGTCAGGGAACAGCTTGCGTAAGACCATCGTGTAGGCCATCAGTTGCGTAGACATTCTGTAAGTGTCTAGGTAACGATCAACGCCTGTGATTGCCGTGGACTTGTGGTCGCAAAGGATGCTTTGGCCGAAGTAAGTCCCAATGAAGTCTATTGTCCCACACAAAAGAACGTCGATTGTGTCGTTTGAATAGAAAGGGAAGGCGAACTTCATCTCAAGCAGCGGCTCCCCCATGTGCCTCTCAACAACAAGACCATCAACATCAGAGTAGTTGTCGAAGTATTGCGTTAGACAGGTTGCAAGATGACCGGCGGTACGCCAGTCGGAGTCAGGAACGATTATCTGTGGGTTTGAGTAGTGTTCCAAAGCCATGTTCATTGATTCGGTCTTGTCTCCCGTACCATAGTAGTGTTCCAAGGCTTTGTGATAGGCTGTGCCGTATTCCATCTTGTGATTCATGTGGTTATTCCGTAGACCACGAACCGTGGTAAAGAAGAACCTGAGATCGCAAGTGGATTCACGGTATGATGAGGCATCTATTCTCAAGATGTACCTGTCTTCGGTTTTTTCAAGTAGATTTTTCAAGGTTAATTTTGCGGCCCCGCCGCTTCTTTACTAGGATTAACTCGTCTGGTTCTGCTGTGCGTGAGATTTTAAGGTATGGTTCCATGTGCGTAAGCAACTCGGAATCTGTCATCTCCTCCAGCTTATCAACTGAAACATCCAGTAGTTGTTCGATTGTCATGTTTTTATATCCATCGCTGCAATGAAGATGCAGCCAAAGAAGACGATGAACCAAGCAAGGCTGAAGAGGTCGTAGAGAATACCAGCTATCATTTCATCACCCTCACTTTCGATTCAGTAACCTCAACTTCAGAGTCGGAGTCTACAAGATTATAAACCCACTCCTTGTCATCGGGATTAACGGCAACGCTCCGCTCAAACAACTCGGAATCCTTGGCAGTCTTGTACCATGTTTCCAAATCATTCTTCCAGCGGATGCTATCGTTGAATTCATACTCAAGTTCGCGGAGAGTCATGCGGTTTTTAACTACGTCTTTGAAGTAGGCAAGGATTCCATTGTCCAGCTTGCGAAAGGCAATGCGAGAGCGGAGGATCACATACTTGTTATCATCGAAGTTATCAATGATGAACTTAAAGCCGTCGTTGAACTTGACATAGAGGGTGTTTGGCGTGAAGCCGGTCTCTTGCGATGAGATGTAGACATCTTTGCCGGTCTCAAGCAGACGATCAAGGATTGGTTGAACTTGCTTCGCCGCATTAGGCGAGTAGCTTGATCTGTTTATGCCAGAGTTTTCGCTTTGCATTGTTCCATCAATTCTTTTGCTTGCTCAAGATCACCCTTAGCCACAGCAGCCTGAGACATCATGAATAACTTTCGCGCAGACAGACCGCGAATTGTGGGATGCCAGTTCTTACAATCTTCAGCAGAGAAGACACAACCATCTGGATGCTCACGATATAATTCATCCTTGTAACGCTCAAGCTGAGACGTTGGCAAGTTCTTGGGTAGACTGTTTTTGACCTTGGTTCGCAAGCGCGATTGAATCTGTTGATTCAGCAGGGCAAGGACAGTCGCCTCGGTGTAGGATTCAACTGCCTCAGACAGCTTCTCAAAGACAGGAACAAAGAACTTAAGCCCTTTGAAATCCCCGTCAACGTATTTTTCTTGTTTATGTTGCATAATCTAGGTTAAAAGGTTAACCTGCTGATATGTTAGCAGGAACTATGCCAACTTTTTTCGGTCGGGTAATACTAATAGATGATAAATTCACCCAATAACTCGTACCGTGCCATGATACCTTGTACCTCTCTGTAGTTCCCGTCGAGTGGTGTTAGCTTTAGGATTTTAGTGGCCATGTCTTGCGCCTTCTTCCTCTCAATATCGTGAATCTTGTGGATATATAGGGCAAGATCATTGGGTCGCTCTCTTATTGGCGTAGTTCTTATGATAAAAACCGTGAGACGATGGTAGAGGTCTAGTCTAAAATCGCCAGACTTGACCATCTCCTTGAGATCACGGTTAGTTGAGCAGACTATTCGACAAGTTGCCGTGCTGAGTTTAGCCGCTCCCACCTTGCGAAACAGTTTGTATTGGATAAATCGCAATAGTTTCGGTTGTAAAGTAAGTTTGAGTTCCCCAATCTCATCTAGAAATAGCGTTCCTTGAGCGGCCAGTTGGACAAGGCCGGAGGTGTCACGAGTTGCTCCTGTGAAAGCCCCTTGTTTGTGGCCGTAGAGGAGTGACTCAAAGAGGTCTTCTTGTAAGGTGGTGACGTTAATGGGTACAAAATTATTGCCGCGTAGGGCTTCTTGGCTGGATGTAGGGTGACGATCCCCGTGTAGGAGTTCAGCGAAGTGTTCCTTCCCTGTGCCAGACTCCCCCGTTATGAGAACAGGAGAGTCTTGGCTTGCTAGGACTTGAGCAAACCTTATTTGCTCAAGCATATACGGGTCTTCAGTCAGCATCTTGCCAATCTTCGACATCAACCCAGTCTACTTTTAGTAGTGTCTTCCAATCCCACCCACTTGGATGATCGTCAAAGGACGAGTATTCAAAGGTGAGTTCGATTGTTATTGTCTTGGTCTTCTCGTCATCAACGGGTGGATGTTCGTTCTCCCGCTGGCTCCATGCGTCTATCATTTGGTGAGGTGTTTGAGGACTTGACGGCTCGTGCGCTGGACTTGCTCAAACTTATCCTCGGCAAGTGGCGTGAGGTATTGAGTGACTGCGTTGTAGAGGTTGTAGGTGCTGCGACTCCTGTCTAGGTCGTAGGTTGGCTTGTCCCATATCTTCTTGATCTCCTCGGCGTGTTTCTTGGCAATCACTTTATCTTTGACCATTGATTCAACCATCTCAACGCCTTCACGCTGGGTGATTGGGGTGTTGGACATTGACTTGAAAAACTCAACGGAGGCAGTCCATTGCAGTTTGCTCTGCTCAATTGTCTCCGATAGGAAGCTGAGGTCAAGCTCCTCGTCACGACTTCTGTGTTGTCGGGTGACGTGATTGTCTTTGGCCATCACAACCATCCCATTTGTGCAGATGATTCGGAGAAGACCAGCAGCTAGGTCTACCCCACAAGAACCGTCGTAGGAGTTCTTGAGGAGTAAACGAAAGCCCACATCATCACCAGCTTGTATCTGCTTGCGTTGATCGTTGAAGTCGTAGACGGCGTAGAGACGGCGGCCACCTTTGATTGAGTACAGCTTTCGCCTGTAGTCTCCGAAATCAAGGCAGGATTGAACAGCGTCAAGGGCATCTTGATGATGGACGATCTTGTACTTGTCCGAAGTGATGGCGAGGCACTCGCCTGTGTCTGCACGAAAATTACCAGAGTAGCCTTCGATCAGCCGTCCAGTTCTATCGTACACCTTTTGTTGTTTTACTCTATAGTTCATTGATTTTTATTAGTGCTTGTTCTATTAGTGTTTCGTCTTCTGTGTTTAG